GTGCAAGGACTAACAAAGATAATGAACAGATACATGACCGCAATGACCAAAGAGATATTGAACAACAAAGGAACAATAGACAAGTACATAGGTGACGCACAGATGGCGTTCTGGAACGCACCACTGGATGATTGGGATCATGCGGAGAACGCCGTGTGGACGGGTATCAAGATGTTGGACAGCCTGGACAAGTTCAACGAGGAAGTACAGCAGGAAGGCATACCGGCTTTTGGAATGGGATTGGGTATAAACACTGCGGAGGTCGTTGTGGGCAACATGGGATCTGACCAACGCTTCGACTACACCTGCCTTGGAGATGGTGTTAACCTGGCCGCGAGGTTGGAGGGGCAGTCAAAGACGTACGGTGTCAGGATGGTGCTTGGTCCTGAGACAGCAAGGCGAGTCAAAGACAAGATAAACGTGTTCGAACTTGACTGCATCGCCGTCAAGGGCAAGACCATAGGCGTAAAGATATACACCGTGGCCAAGGAATCAGAACACCACAGGCAGTTCCTGGAGTCATACTATGAGGGAGACTGGGAGGAAGCACTCAAGAGATTGGACACGGCCAAGGAGTTCCACGGGGAAATGTCTGAATACTATGCCAACATGAAGACTCGTATCGAAGCGGGCGAACCCAAGGATTGGGACGGAACGTTCCGAGCAACAACCAAGTAATTATTTTTTTCTATCGCCTGTGGAGTCGAAGCTCTCAGACCTTGTTTTATATTTGGCAAGTATCTCGTCCAATTCGTCTGAACGCCCGGACTTTATGATCTCTTCTTTGTACTCCAACACCATTGAAAGTTTCGTGTTTAGACGAATCATGTCATTGTCCAACATACGGATACGATCAACCAGTTTTATCAGTGTTGATGAAGCATCGCCCAGCACGGGTTTGATCTCTTCTGTGACCCACTTCCAAATGTAATAAACGAAGTAACCTAGACCCATCGCGGCCACGATAGGGAAGCCAAAATCCTTGATCATTGTCACGAGATCGTTAGTCGCGTCTAGCATCATTCTTGCCCTCGTTTGCGGCCAACCTGTCAGCGTTTGGTCTGATCTTTAATACGTAACTCAACAGAGCATCTATCTTGACTAGATCATTGTTCATGGTCTGAACCCTGTTATCTAACGCACCAATTATGGCTTTCAGACTGTTCACAGATCCTGTCACACTCGCGAGTATGAATTTCAATGTGATGAACACGAAGGCACCTGCCGCTATGGCACCTGCTATTGGGAAACCTACTTCTGCGATGAATGTCACGAAATCCATAATGTGCGTGTATTTACCAATATACAGATGTGCTAGTTTTATCAATTTTACCCTATCTTAAATACTTGTATGAAATTTATTTTAGTGGTCTACATGTGCATAGCGGGAGCCTGTGAGAGCGTGTACGAGCAGAAACTGTACGACACCAAAGCATTGTGCGAGGCCTCCGGTGCGGAAGTTAAGGAATACGCAATGATCAATTTCCCACAGAGCTCAGGTGAGATATGGTGCCTAACAGAAACACAGTTTAAGGAATACCAGGACCACTACAAGATCGGCGACGACGCCTAATTGACATTACCACATTTCCATAGTATAATAGTGTATGATCCACGCAATGATAGATCTGGAGACCTTAAGCACAAATCCCAACGCCACCATACTGACCGTTGGTGGGGTGAAGTTTGATCCATACACTACTGCGGAACCCTCACAAGGAATGTACTTCCGTGTGGACGTTGACTCACAGACAGAGATGGGCAGGGACGTGATGCAGGACACACTTGACTGGTGGGGCAGACAGGATCCTGAGATAATGGAAGAGGCCTTGGGAGACAAGGACAGGATAAGTCTTGACGCCATGATCCGGACCATCAACAAATGGTCAGTTGGCGTTGATGTTTTCTGGTGCCAAGGACCGTTATTCGACTACGCCATACTACAGAATTTATACACACAACTGGGACACCCACAACCATGGCAGTACTGGCAGATCAGAGACTCCAGGACACTGTTCAGTCTGGTGCCAAGAGATCCAAGTGAGAAGAGGACCGGACTACACAACGCTTTGGAAGACTGTTACTTCCAGGCAAGGAAAGTTCAGAAAGTTTATGCACAACTAGGTATCAAGAATGCCAGATACTAAATGGTACAACATTGAGGACCTATACCACGTAGAAGGTTTCAAGATAAGACACAGCAAAAATCCCAAGACCAAATGGATACGATTGCCCTGTGTCTACAAGATCAAGATTGGAAATAAAGTGGTGCACGTTGGCAGGTCAGACACCTGTCAGAAACACGGAGGTGCGGAGAAGGTAAGGAAGGCCTTGGTAAACTTGTTAGGGGTGAATGACTACAACAAGTCTGTGACAAAAACAAAATATTGGCAAAAAATCCAGTTGCAACACAAACCAAATTCTAGTAATATAAAGATAGGAATCATAGAAACCAATGCGATCCAAAAAACCTATCTACAAGAAAGAATATGAACCAGTCTACAGTGTAGACGAAAGCATATGGTTGGGCAATGACACACCCATCATGGAATCAGATTTCACTTTCGTTTTCAATGACCGATATCCGTGTGTGCCAGGACACAAATTATTCATACCCAAAGAGAACAACGCACATTTCGTAGGCAGGTCCTACGGCATGGCCTACGACCATGGCAACGAACAAATCAAAGCGGGCAAGATAGCAGGGTTCAATATCGGCATGAACATAGGAATACCGGCAGGGCAGACCATCATGTGGCCACACATACACTTCATACCGAGGCACAAAGGTGACGCCACGGAGATAGGCGGAATGAGACACGCACACCCAGGTGCTGACCACAGGAAATATTACTGATGCCAAGGAAAGCAAGAAGGATACAACCCATATATGTTTCGCCTGATGGTGGGGAGACTGTGTACGAGCAATTACCAAATGGTGATCGGATACTAGTGGAACAATCACAGCGGGCCAAGGATGAAGAACGGGCCTACGAGGAGGCGGAAATGGTGGGAGCAGATGCCATAGCACTGAGGAGGAAATATCCCACACTGCAAAAAGCCTGGGATAAATACCTTACCGTATGGCATTTAATCAACGGAAATCAGTGATATGTACAACTATTCCTATTTCAATTTTACCAGCAGTGTACAGACGTCTGTGTGCGTTTAACGGGGTGATTAAATAGCATTATGACCAAGTATGTTAGTATAATCGGCAACGGTGAGAGCCGTAGAGGATTTGATATCAGCCCACTGAAATCTTTTAGCACGGTGATTGGTTGCAACGCAATCTACAGAGACTTCGTCACAGAATATCTGGTTTGTGCAGACAGGCATATGTGTCAACAGGCCGTAAATGCCGTTGGAAAAGGCACTACTATATTCACCAGGGAGAACTGGGCAGACCAGTTCGCACACTGGCCCAACGTGAAGAAATTTCCCGACCTACCGTATTCGGGAGATCAAAGACGGGATGATCCTTTCCATTGGGGCACAGGACCTCATGCCGGAAGTCTAGCACTGACTTTCAAACCAAAGGCAATATTCATGTTGGGTTTTGATCTGCATCCTCTAGAAAAGGGAAAGATCAACAACATGTACACGGGTTCAGAGGGGTATACCTATATCAAGAGACCGGTAGATCCCAGTTACTGGATTCACCAGTTCCATAAACTGATGGGCATATCAGATCCAGACACAAGATGGATAGTGGTGAACCGTGATCGCTGGGAGATGCCTAAGGAATGGAGCCAGCACTCCAACGTTTTCCAAGAAACCTATGACGGCATGGCCAAGTTCATCAACAAGCAGTTGACAAAAAGCAAATAGCATATAAAATTAAGAATGATCAAACCAATGGTGGATCACCTCATGGTCCAACAACAGATTAAGTCACCACACAAGAAATGGAAACACATGGTTGGTGTGATGTGTCTCAATCTCACATACAGAAAACACGTGAAAATAGTGTTACCAAAACTCTTTGCAAGATATCCTAATCCAAAAGCCTATCTGCGTGGCCGATTGAAGACACAACAAGAAATATTGAAACCGTTGGGTATGTGGGAGGTGCGATCAAAGAGGATTAGAAAGATGACTGAACAATACCTAGAATGGGACGGCAAGGATGCTAGTGACCTGCACGGCATTGGCAAGTACGGTTCTGACAGTTACCAGATATTCTTCATGAATCATATTCCACCAAACGTGCAAGACAAAGAATTGAAGAAATACATTGACAATTTGATAGGATAGTTTATAATAAGGATATGTTTGATAAAATAAAAGATGGAGATCTAGTTACTCTCAAATTGGCTTCAGGAGAAGAAGTCATTGCAAAATATCTCAGCAGGACCGACACACGATACATCAGTATTGAAAAGGCGCTTGTACTGATGCAAGGTCCACAGGGTCTGGCATTTGGTACATTTTTCTCCACTGCTAAACAGGACGAACCATTTAACATTGCCATAGACAAGTTGATTTCAATAGCACACATCAACGACAAGATCGCTGAGGAATACAACAGGGTCTTCAGCAAGATCGAGGTACCCAAGAAACCCAGCATCATAACCTAATGGCACACTTTGACAAACACTCAAAAAGCATCAAGGCACTGGTAGCCGTGTCTGAAGCCATGCTAAACGCAATGGAGAAACACGGCATAGACCCAGAAACGGTTGCCAACAAGAACGAGTTCACTGTGATGATACATTTCTTGAAAAGCATCATTGACGGTGAGTTAAATATACCAAATGAACTTACGGATCGCATCAGAGATGCCGCGTTCCAGATAGACATGGATCAGAAGTTAGACAAGAAGTTGAACTGATGATCAAGAGGACTCAAGACTTTCACCCCTCTATAAACATTCTGCAAGTCATCAACGCAAGGAGAAACGATGACTTACTACTCAACTAAAACATACGGACACAACATAGGACTGGCCTGCGTGTTCAGACAACCCAACGCAGATCACTCACACTGCCATCTATTGCATGGTTACAGCCTAGCATTCAGATTCACATTTGGTTGTGACAGACTGGATAACAAGAACTGGGCAGTGGACTTTGGCGGATTGAAACCTCTCAAAGCATGGCTTGAAGACAACTTCGATCACAAACTGGCTTTGGACAAGAATGACCCACAACTTGAAAGGCTGAAGGATCTTGAAAATCACGATCTTGCTGAGGTGAGAATCTTTGACGGAGTGGGTGCTGAGATGTTTGCCAAACACGCATTTGACTTTGCGGACAAACTGATCAGAGACAAAACAGATAACAGGTGTTATGTTGTGGAAGTGGAATGCATGGAACACGGAGCCAACAGTGCCATCTACAGAAAATAATAAAATCGTAGAAGTAGTTCTCGAAAAAATTTCTTACTTCATAGATGTCTATGATACACCACTAGGTAATCGATGGCTGAAAGCATTACAAGACAACCTAGAAAACAAAAGGATACTTGAAAAAAACTTTTGTTTTTTGGGATTTGCGGACAGCAAGAGAGACTTGCGATATCTGACACAAGAGCTCAATAAAAATATAACACAGATAAATTCATTCCGGTTTGATCCACAATACGAAAAAATTGAAATGTTAAGTCAAGATGATTTCCAGTATTCGCACAGGAATGGTTACAGACTTAAACACGATGCCTGCAATCTTTTGCACAGGTATTTTGAAGAATTACAGGGTACGGCTTGGAAACTTTCAGGATTCTACAAACAAGCAGATTACAAAACCAAATACGCAATTAGGCAATTGAACAATTTATGTCATGAGATTGAAAGTTGGGTATTGTCATACAGGAAAAAAATGTTTGAGCCAGAGTGGATGAGGCCTTCACAGATCACAACTTTCCTAAATGCCCCTAGGTATGATTTGCACAACGAAGATTTTGAACTTTTTAAAAAAACAAGATATCGTAGAGAACTTGGTGGAGTCTATCTACACTGGTGCCAAGTGGGCAAGACACTTTACGAAGTGTTCCGAGACGAGGGTGGAGTCAAAATGACAGAAACAATGTGTTCCGAAATAAATCATCAAAAGTATTATTCTGGTGAATTTGACGTGGAGTGGGGACAAACCATAGACGAAGATACCTTTGATTGGAAACAAAAAGAAATGGACGACTATCGTGCCTGGTTAAAGTTGAACGGTTATGACTGGGAAGATCCGAGACTTGCTTTAGGCTACATCAAAATTGGTCAGGTTGACCTTAAAAAAACGTTTGGTGAGAATGCTGAATTCCAAGACATATATGATATTATGTCAAAGAATCTAAATATAAGAAGTATCAAAACCTTCACCAATCCGGTTTTTGGATGTGATTATCCATACACCCTTGAAAGTGAAGACTGGAAAAATATACAAATGAAAACACTGAGGGACGGATATGAATCACGTGGTATGTGTTAAATGGGGAAACAAATATGTTTCCAAGTATGTCAATGTTTTAAAAAACATGGTACAGCGTCACACAACTGTGCCTTACCGGTTTCATTGCCTTACAGATGATCCCAATGGTCTCGACAGCGATATAAACGTAATAAAACTCCCCAATGATCCATGGATCAAATCGTGGTGGAGCAAACTATGGATGTTTGCACCTGAAATGCCATTAAAGGGCAACATACTCTATTTCGACCTGGATGTTGTGATTTTTGACAACATAGACGTTTTGTTCAACCACCTAGGAAAATTCAATATTATAAGAGACTTCAACAGATGCAGGGTTAAAGATTGGAAACTTGCAAACTCGAGCTGTATGAGATGGCAGTCTGGAACTATGCACTATCTTTGGACAGAGTTCCGGGAACGCTCTGCAAAGATAATGCAACAGAATCATGGTGATCAGGATTGGATTACAAAGAGAGCAAAAGACGAAATTACATTCTTCCCCGATGAATGGATAAGGAGTTATAAATGGGAGATGATAGGCTTGAAAGACACGAAACTGCTCACAAAAGATGGCAAAAAGTTTTTTAGAAAACCAGTTGAAATATTTCCAGGAAACAAAGTCGCTGTGTTCCATGGATTGCCAAATCCCATGGAGTGCGCTGATGTGTGGGTAGAGGAGAATTGGAAATGATAATAGGAGTTACCGGTACCACTTCGGGCATAGGAAAGGAAATACTTAAATTGCCCTATGATTTCAAGACATTTGACCGGATGGACGGCGACGTAAACGATGCAAATTTAGTATTCCAAAAACTTGGCACATGTGACGTTTTCATTAACAATGCCTGGGATGGTGAGAATCAACTGATTCTACTGGACTATTTTTTCAAACAATGGGAGAAAAAAGATAAGAAGATAATCACGGTAGGAAGTAGTGTTTCTACGTACAAACCATCAGGCACAGGATATGAAGATTACGTCATGAGCAAAAAAAGATTGCGAAACTTACACATCGATATTGTGAACTTGAAAACGACGTCCTGTAAGTCATATCTAATCAATCCAGGTGTCACTGACACAAAATTGACCAGTGCCAGGACAGATAAAAAAATGACTGTTAAGAATGTTACTGATGTAATCCAAATGGTGCTCACTAGTGATGTGTACATACCGGAGATTTACTTCTATGCAAAATAGGTATGGATGGCAGATGTACCATTGGCACATCGAACCAAGTTCCAAGTGCAGTCTCAAGTGTCCCAGATGTCCTAGGCAAGAATACCCAGAGTCCAGTTGGATGCAGAAAGAAATTACAATTGAAGAATTTAAAAAAGTTTTTGATTACGAAGTTCTATCCAAAGTACAGAGATTCACCATGTGCGGCGACGTTGGAGATCCCATCTACGCAAAGGATTACTTGAAGATAATTGATTACATTAAAGCGCACAATCCAGAAATCCAGATATTCACCATAACGAATGGAAGTTACAAGACAGAAAAATGGTGGCAAGATTTTGCCAGACTTTCAAACAAGCATGACACTATCAATTTCAGTGTGGATGGGTTTGATCAAGAGTCCAATGATCTATACCGTGTTAACAGCCATTGGGACAGTATCATGAGAGGGATGAAGATATGTGTGGAAGAAAGTGATATGTTTGTGAATTGGGCAACAATAGTTTTCAAGTTCAATGAAGAACACCTGGATAGAATCAAACAACTGGCAAGTTCAGCCGGTTGTGATGCCATCCAACTGACATACAGCACAAAATTTGGGCACAAATACGGTGATGCATATGGTGGAGAAAAAGATCCTTTAGAACCTAGTGAGAAATACATCAGTAAATCTCACAGGTACGAAAGATACACTGAAAACCTATCAGGCAGGCAACCCAACAGGCTCAAATACATGAAAACCAATTACAAGAAATTCAAAGAAATTACTCAGCAATTCAAAGGAGACATTATCCCTATGTGCCTGATTGGGAACAGGGGAATGTATTTGAACGCAGAAGGCACAATATTTCCATGCTCTTGGACAAGTTTTCCCTACAAGAGTCTGGAACATGATGGGAGATCTATAGATTATGAAGACAGTTTCTTTGTGAAGTATAAAAAAAATTTCAACGTAAAAGGCAATAGAACACTGGAAGAAATACTAAACGACGATGCCTGGACGCAGTTGTTTGAAAGTTTCACAGAAAACAATTGGGTTGAATGCTCATTGAAATGTAATAGGAAAGTAGTTGACAAACATTACGGCATTGGATATTATACAAACTGATGAAAAGTTTTAAACTCGAAGAAATAAAAGAATGGCAACTGGAGATAACCACCAGGTGCAATTCGTCCTGTCCGCAGTGTCCAAGGAACATAAATGGTGGTAGACTAAATCCACACATGCCCTTGGTTGACATAGAGATAGACTGGATCAAAAAAGCATTCACCAAGGAGATACTCGAAAGAACAAAACAGATCTTTTTCTGCGGCAGTTATGGCGATGCATCTGTGCATCCAAAATTTCTAGAAATACTGGAATGGTTTAGATTGCAGAAGAAAGATCTCTGGATTTACGTACACACAAATGGAGCGAGGCGAGAGGATGGCTTTTGGGAGAAGATAGCAAAAATAATGAATGGTTATGGACAAATCGACTTTGGAATTGACGGTCTCGAGGACACCAATCACCTGTACAGAGGAGTTAAGTACGAACATGTGATAAAAAACGCAAGGAAATTTATCAACGCCGGTGGCAGAGCACAATGGAATTTTATTGTGTTCAAACACAATGAACATGAAATAGAGGACGTACGGTACTTGGCCAAGACCTATGGTTTCCATAATTGCCTTATTAGAAAAACCGGAAGATTCTTTGATCAAAAAAAACTTGAGGTAATTGACAAATGGCCTGTGAAAAACAGCGTTGGAAAGACAGTAAGGTATTTGGAAATGCCAGACAACCCAGAATTCAGAAACGACAGCCTAAGCAGGGTAAACGAGATCAATAAAAATTATGGCTCAATGATAGATTACTTTAAGCAGACAAAGATAACCTGTGACGCACTGCTTGGAAACAAGGTGGTAATCACGGCAGAGGGCATAGTGATGCCATGCAATTTCTTTGAACACAACCTTTATGATGCAAGATTTCATGAAAATGCAATGCCCGGCTCATTTGACCCACTGGGACAAAAAGTGTATAATAATCAGATAATAGACATGTACAACAAATATGGCAAGGAAAACTTTAAGATTAAAAATAAAACCATGGCTGAGATATTCGAGAACAACTTCTGGAAGGACCTCGTAAACTCTTGGAACAAAAAAGCATTCAAGGAAGGCAGGTTGTTTGAGTGTGCTTTCACCTGTGGAAATGCTTTCACAAAAACATGGGACCAGGGGGATAACCTAAGATGAAGATTTTGATAACAGGAGGAAACAGGGGGCTCGGCAAGACAATTACCCAGGAGTTGGGTGCAGAATCCATAAGCCGTGCAAATGGTTTCGATATCACCAAGGACATAGATCTAATAGTGGAAAAAAGTCTCGGCTATGACGTATTAGTAAACAACGCTTTTGATGGTCCACCACAAGAACCACACGCCAATTTTGGTCAGACAGTGTTATTGTTAAAAACATTCGACGCCTGGAAAAAACAAGATAAGCAAGGATTTATATTCAACATAGGCAGTATAGCCAGCGATGACGTGGTTAGTCCCGATCCAATGTGGGAGACATACAGGGTATCAAAGAAAAGTCTAGAGTCTGCCAGTTTGCAATGCAGTAGAGCGTTCAGAGAAAACAAAGTTCGATTCAGGACCACACTGATCAAACCAGATCGTCTCGACACAGATCTTTCGAGGTCTAGATCCAACTGGACAGGCAATGGTGTGCAATGCGGCGACGTGGTCAATTTTATAAGATACTGTTTCACCATTGATGGCAACACACAAATAGACCAAATAACCATGGGGTTGAACTATGAGCACAAAAACTAAAGGATACGGACGTGTGGCTGTGAAAAGAACAAAAGCCTGGATGGACGCAATACCCGACGACTGTGGTTACATGCAAAAATTCAAGTATAACATAGACATGAACTCCAACGGCATAATGGGCGACTGCATAGAGTGGTGCCAGATCAACTGCCAGGGCAAGTGGGGTTGGTGGTTCGAGCCCGCGGGCAGGATAGAGTACCCAACAAATCATTACGAGGACCAGAATGCGTACATGAGCTTTCAGAGGAAGAGAGATGCCACCATGTTTTGGTTGTGCATAGGTGCTGAAATGAGTGCCCGCAATCACGGGGCCTACATGAAATGACAATAATTAGTAGTATGAAACTTTTCGAAATAACAGATCAGGCCAAACAACAGATCGAACGACTGTTGGAGAAGAATCCCGGCAAGTACGCTGTTAGCCTGGCCGTGCTGGGTGGCGGATGTGCGGGCTTCAAGTATGAATGGGGATTCGCTGACACCAAGGACAGCATCGCGGAAGGCGACCATGTGGAGGATTGGGGAACGGGACGTTTCGTGGTGGACGAGACCTCCATGCTGTATGTGGCGGGCACCCGTATCGATTGGGTGGAGGAGACCTTTGGATCACAGTTCGAGATAAGCAATCCCAACTCCACCTCAGCATGCGGCTGTGGAGAATCATTTGGCATCTAATGGACACCGCTTTCGTCATAGGCAACGGTGAATCAAGAAACATTTTCCCAATAGACACACTGAAGGGCAACGGAGTGGTGTACGGTTGCAACGCCATCTACAGGGATCATCCCATGTTGTGTGACCACATAGTCGCGGTGAACCCACCCATGTATGAAGAGCTGGCCAAGTGGCACAACAATGGCAAGGAGTCGCCACAGATTCACGGTATCAACGACATCTCAAAATGGAACTACATCTGCGAAGGAGACAAAGAACATGACATACCACAGGGCCTGAAGATATACAGGATATGGCGTGGTGGCGACATCAAGAAAGGTGGCCGGATCAAGGCCAACGACTTCTCCAAGTCACGTGGTTCAGGTTGTAGTGCGGTGTTGATGGCCGCGGAGTCAGGCATCAAGAACATCGTCATAATGGCGTTTGACATAATGGGTGCCCAGCAGTGGGAGATGGACACGCCCAGCAGGATACAGAACAACATCTACAAGAACAGTATCAACTACCCAGACAGGGCCAGCATGAAGGCATACCTCAAATACGAATGGATGTATCAACTGAGGCAGACTTTCCGTAGGTTTCCCAAAACAAACTTCTACTTTATTAATCGCAAGGAATATCTTGAGGGCAATCCGTTCCTGCGTTGGTACTTCGACCAATCCAACATCAAGTGTGGCATATATGCTGACCTACAGAGATGGATCACTGGATCACGCGATGACATCCGATGGAAACAGTTATAGGGTCTTGGTACTGCTGGCGTCCAACTGATAAACTTTACGCATCTTTACACCCACTGATTGGGCGAACTTCTTTGAATCACATTTGTTGCACACGTGTTTGTAGTCATTTGAGGCACGATCTGGATCAACCTTGCTCTTGGGCCTCATGAACGTCTCTGAACAGGAATCACACTTGAAAACATAGATCAGTTTCTTCCTGTGGTAGTTGTGCATGGTACCCAGTTTGCTCTCCCTCTTGTACAACTTCATCGTCTTTAGGGTTTCTATGAACATATTACTATTTAATAAATACGAATAACACATTATGGC